GTCTCGTACAGGTACTTGTACTGGTTGTAATCGATGTCGAAGTCGTCGAAGAAGTTGATTTCTCCGCCCTTGTCCGCACCGACCGTGTAGTCCTTGAGGTTGACGACGATACCGAGAAGATCGGCCTCCGTCTCCATGACCTCGACGACGACGATCTCGGTGACACCGAGCTCCTGTGCGAGCTCATTGACACCGCGATACATGCGCCGTCCCATCCCATCCCGAGCGAGCAGCATCTGTGTCAGGAACGGCCGAGTCGTATACAGCGTCGGTGCGCCGGAGCCCTTGTAGAGCCCCATGTTGGTGACGAACGCGTCGACGATGTCGTTCGAATCCGCATCGGCGGGAAGCTCGACCTTTGCCGCGTACAGATCGTGATCGTGCAGGATCGAACGAATACCAGCACCCTCCGTAGCAGCCGCCGGATCCTTGATCTTGTCGGGATCAGCAACATTACGCCCGTCACCGATAAGAACGGCACGAGCGAGCTCCTCGTCGAGCATGAGGCGCATCTCGGCCTTGAGCCAGGTGACGACGTCGAAATCGGTGATGTCGACGACATCGTCCCGATCCAGTTCCTGCTTCTTGTAGACCGTGGTGGGCGTCGTGACCCGCTTGGTCAGTCCGAAGAACTCCTCTTTCTTCAGATTGCCCTTCACATAACCAAGAGCACGAGCCGTATCGACCGTGATGTCCGCAACGAGAGACTTGATGCGGGAGAACGGCGAATGCCTGGTGCCGTTGATGACGTTGGAGACCCACTCGACACGCCGACTGTCGAACTCGGGGGTGTCCGTGATCGAGCGGGCATCCGGGAACATGAGCTCGATATTGGTGATACCGTGCTTGAGTGCATAAGCCTCGACCGCGTCCTTCAGTGACCCGGTCTTCTGAGCGTCGGCAACGATCTCTCGCATAGCGTCGTGCGTGAGAGTCGGGGGTTCCTCCTTTTTGCCTCCGCTCTGCGCCTCGAAGACATTGCGTGTCATACGGCGTCCTTCCTCTTCATTAGTGTTATCACGGTGGACGAGTTCTGAGACAGATTCCTTATCGGATTCCTCATCAGATTCCCGAGTAGAAGAGTGCTCTGCATTCGTAGAGCTCTCGCTCTGTGCTTCGAGTGCAGCGGCAACCATATAGTGGACGACTTCCTGCTCTTCAGGAGTCATTCCGTCATAAACTTCCTGAACGGTCGGTCCCTCTTCTTCCGGCTTCTCCTTCTCCGTTTCCTTGGAGTCAGATTCAGCATGATGAAGTTCCAGACCCGTATAGATAATCGCTTCGTCTTCGAGAGTAACCATGTCGCCGTCAGCATGCGCCAAGGTAATGTTATCGATGAGCGCGCCGGGATTTGCGCCAGACAGCACGAGGCTGAGCTCACGAATAAACCCATGGAGAACCTGCTTGGACTTCTCCGTAAGCTGATTGGCATAGATAGACAGCGACTTGATATCACCGTGTTCCACTAGAGTTCGAGCATTCTTCGCCGACTCGGTATCGTTGAAGAAACCATAGGCGTAGACGCCGTCGTCGCGATGCTCGAGGGTGGCATAGCCAAGAATATTGCTGGGCTCACTGTGACCGTGCTGCCAGACCAGCGGAACAGTTTCCTGATCCTGATGCTTGAAAGCATCGGGCATGATAGTCCGACCGTCTGAACACTTAAGACCAGCTTTCGTGGCATAGCCGCTGAAATCGGGCTTAGCCTCAACTCCCATTTTGAACTTCCTTTCTAGATCTTTCAACTAGAATAGGTGCCAGTTCAAGCTTAGACGGATCAGCCGCCGGTTTATCTCCATTCACACCAGTATCGGATTGCGGCATGTTGCTGTTGATCAGCTTGTCGGCCTTCGGATCAGGATGCGGAGCCATTCCAACGACCTGACGCATTTCGTTCGAAGTCATAATCTCATTCCGAGTAAACTTATCCGCGATCTCCGCGATGTTCTCAATCGGAACCAAGCGGAACGGATCTCGGAAGAAGTAAACAGATTGCTTCTGCGTTCGAGCCGTTTTTGTCAGGAATGTTCTTCGCATAGATTCGACCATGGCAGTGAGAACAGGTTCAATCGAACGGTTCCAATAGTTCAACATAGATTTCTCGTCAGCCGTACCGTTCATAACCTCTTCGGTTAGACCTAGCTGACCATAAAGCATTCTCGTCAGATACTCGATTTGAGCCATTAGATTGTTTTCTGCCGGACGATTCAGCTGAGTGATCTTCTCAGTTCCGTCTGTATAGGCGATTCCGTATTGACTACCTTTAAGCTGGAATTCGATGTCCTTACGACGTTGTTCAGCTTGTTCCCGACGTGCTTCAGACTTGATCACATATGGAAGCTGGATGATGAGATCAAGTTTTCCTGAAGCAGACTGCTCGTCGACAACATCCAAAAGATTAAGCTTGCGAAGCAATCGTTGAAGAGTCGAGTTCGGCTCGTTCATGACGGCATACAGAGGATTTTCGACAATCGCCACAGCCGTTTTCGGCAAAGTAATGTCTTCGCGCTCGCCTCTTGCCTCGTTGTACAAGCTAATCTTCACATGTTTTGGATACCACTCGACGATCTCGCCAACACGAATCGTCAAGATATCGAATCCACCACTCTCTTTTGGACTGATCGAAGTATCAACAGGAACAAGCGCTGCGACGCCTCTATCAAAAAGTGTCATTGCGGCATCTTGTCTGAACGCGCGCGCAGCTTGATCAATATTGGCTTCGACAGTCAAACAATTATTAAGACCACTGTCAATGTCCTCGATATAACGTTTCTGATCGTCTAGTCTTACGTGACGCATATCGATGGAGGCGACATCAATGCTAAGACGTGTATAAATTGAAGAGATGAGTGAGCGTTCGTTAGGAATTCGAAGTCTTACACGGTCCGGCCTACCTGAACCATAACCTGAACTTGGCTGAGCCTTGAGTCGATCTTCTTGATTGGTAAATACATTCCAGGCATGCTTCAGCCTAGTGAATCGCGCCACTCCTCACCTCCTTTCGATTTTTATCCCCACCCGTTGAAATAGGCAAGAACAACAAAAATACAAATGATAATCACCGCGATATGAAAACCTCTACGTAGCCATACGTCTACACTCTCGTTCATTCAAACGCCTCCTTATTCAATTTATAGGCAACCCAGGCGTCCAAAAGAGCTGCAACGTTGTCGATCTTTTCGTCCTGACGTTTCTTCAAGAGTTTTCGATTTCCATTGGTATCTTCCAGGGTGATTGCATTTCCCATGGCAAACGACATGAGCGACTGATCGAAAATCAGAAGACGTTCTTCCGCCATGATCTTGATCTCACCCAAGGGAACCGACTCAGTCTTAGCTCCCTGAATTACTTTCTCGATACCAAAAGGTCCGTTCTCTGCTTCCCAACGAGCAACGAATTCTTTGGCATTGTATGGATCGTAACCGAGAGTTCGAACATCGTATTCGGAAGTCAAGATGAATTTATCCAGATCCTCGTACACCGACATCATGTCGAGAATGTTTCCTGGCATCACATGAAGACTTCCTTCGTTGATGAACTCTTCGTATTTCTGACGCATTGCTCCGGGAAGCTTCATCAACGTCAACTCGGTAATGTAACTCCGAGTCTTTACTCCGTACTTTTCGCGCCCAAGTGGGAAGATAAATGTGAACGCGCAAAAGTCATCGCCTTGCGACAGATCGGCCCCGAGAGAACATGGCATTTGCCAGAATTCTCTACGACGATGTGGAAGGGTTTCTTCATATGTGAAGAAATACGTATAGCCTTCCATTGGAATGCCGAAGCGCTTGGCGAGGATGTCATTACGAGATGCTGGCGCCTTCTCGGCCCGTTCCACATCAAGCTGATACGTCTCATATGACACCGTCAACCCCAGATTGGGATTTGCCTTCACCCACATTGCAGGATCAGCGACTTCTTCTATCTCGTCGAGCTTATAATGCCAAATGGAAACGTGCGGCGCGTAGTACTCGCCCTTGAGAATGTCCGCGAGTTCCATCTTGATAGTGTCGCCGGAACCTGCTCTGACAGTTCCTTCCGAACTAATAGCTACAATTAAATAGTCCTCGAGCTTGGACGCTCCCTGCTCGACAGCTCCTACAACATCTTCTCGAAGATCACCCGACAGCCATTCGTCAATCGAAGCTATCTTAGGACGAAGTCCTTGCAGCTTGTTGATGGCCATCGGGCGAATTTCGAGAATGGATCCCGTAAGAAAGTTCTCGATTCCCTTTTTGGTCGACGCTAGTTTCTGTCGATAGAGCTTGGAGCCTGTGGTATTCTGGAGAGAGCCTTCTGTGAGGAACTTGAACAGCGGTCCTCGAGCTCTTGTGATCGACGTACGAAACGGCGACAGAACTTCTTCCGCCTGTTTCATGGTCGGTGCAGTATTGATCTGATGTGTAGTCGCTGTGTCCACATTCAAGAAGTAGCTGTGGATCACAAACGCATACATCGACTTGGCTGAACCCCGAGCAACTATTAGGTATTGCTTGAGCGTCAGTCGTTTCTTTATCACACGCTTCTCGTAATGTCCTCCACGATTATCTTTGGACGGAACATAGATACTTCGTTCGACAAAGTAGTACCAGCCGAAGATTTGCTCCGCCCAAAGTTTGAACGACTCGAGAAGGTGAAGGTCAGACCCATCGGTTAAGGTCAATTCTCCTTCGCAATAGCGAATGAAACCTTCCACTGCTTCATCATCATAATAAATGTTAGGGTTAGCAATGAGCGAATCGATCCGATTCATCTCCATGGAGATTTCGCGATTTACAGGAATTTCTCCTCGGAGAACTGCCTCGCGAAACCGAGCGTAGTAAATCGGCGTCGCCGTATTAGACAGACTCACACTAACCCTCCCTTCTTAAGCGGCAGCCAAAGCAGCTCTTTTGAGAACTTTCTTAACTTGTTGGGATGCAACGGCATTTGCAGCTTCATTAGCTTGCTGTTTACCAGTTTGTCGAAGCAGTGTAAGGACGAACTTCTTCGGTGCAGATGAATCTTCGTACATCAAGCGCTTGGTGTTCTGCTCCAGATTCAAACGTCTGTTGTACGCTTCAAGTTCCTGATTCGAAAGCGCCTTGACTCCGCTCTTCCTCGCGATCTGTGCGCTCGTGCGCGCGCGAACAGCCTCTTCATGAGCGGGATGTCCAGCTCCACCTTTGGTCTTGATCTTCTTTCGCTTATCACTGACGATGACTTCTTGAGGACCAACGGTAGCCTTTCTACGAACACCCCAACGCATACCCTTGACACCGTGATGGGAAAGAATATCGTTGATCATGTCGGTTGACTGCTTCAAAGAGTCAGGCGGCTCCTCTCCCAGCTGACTGTAATATCTTCTGAGAGCGCGAGCCGCCTTTGCCTTCTGTTCGGGAGGTGCCTGAAGTGGAGAACGAGCTCCAGCCAGAGCAGCTGCTGCAGCGTGGACTCCATTCCGATTCAAAGCTCCGTTTGGAGTCTTGACCGGAAGTTTGCATTGACTCTTTGAAGTGGGAGGACCCTCGTGCAAATGAACCAAGCACGCGGAATGCCACTGCTCAATTGTATAGTCGGCCTCAGTGTAAGAGCTCCAAGGCTTTTCTGAAATATGAGCAAGAAGATTCGTCACCACTTCCGGGGCAGACATGTTACCCCCTATTCTGACTTCTTGCGACTGCTGGTCCTCTTAGGCTCAGCCTTTTCGGCTTCCTTCTCAGCTTCCTTCGCAATCTTTTCGGCTTCCTTCTCTGCCTTCGCCGAGTCCTTGTCGACCTCTTCCTGGGTTCGCAAAACAGCCGATCTAGGCTCCTTCGACTCATCACTGAGCTCATGCCCAAGAAGCTCTGAACGTGCGATCCGTGCTTCTGTCTTTTCCTTCTCCCGACGCTCCCAGCGTTCCACAGGATCGACGGGCTCAGCGACCTCTGTTTCGACAGATTCGCCCTTTGCGTTCTCCAATCCTTCTACTCCCATTGTCTACCCGCCTTTCAACCACGAAGGCCTCGAAGATCTTCCCTGGTTCCGTTGTCTACCCAGCGTCTCCATGCTCGCATGTTGGAGAAATATGCAGCATTTTCATGCGCATCAGGATCTATTGGATCTGGATCTGGGTCAGTCCATCCAGTCTCTTCTCGATGAACATTCAGGCGCCACTCGAGCTCATTAATCTGCTTTTCCATTGCCGTAATTAGATATGATGTCTGAGGAGGATCAAACAGCTGTCTAGTCTTGAGATAAACGTACGACTTTACAGAATTGTATTGATGATCCGGAGGATTGATGTAATCTCCCCAAACCGCAGACTCATCTTCGATCATGAAACCTTCGGCTGGCCCAACTCCGAGTTGGGTGAGAATGGAGAAGGCAGTATTAATATGAGTGATAATATCGTGGTCGAATACGGTGTAATCTTCAGCAATACCCAGAATCTTTTTCGTGGAAAATAAGATACTCTGTTCCATCTGACTCACCCGCTTTGTGAATTACTAGTCGTCGTCTTCCCGCTCTTCGGGAGGACGGGTATCAGGAGCAGGCGTTCCAGTACCCGGGATCTCTCCACCGTCGTACTTCTCGCCCTCTTCATCCTCGGGAACATCTACATCAACGTCGACATCCACTTCGTTCGGGTCAACTGTTTCCGACATTCTATTTCTCCTTTGTTAGTAAAATTTCACGAGCTGAGTTCCAACAAGTGGTGCCCCATGCGTATAGTTGGTATGATGTTCCAATTGCTTACCATTACCGGCAATCGCTTCGATATTAATTCCGTCATGAACGTGTGGACCGCCGCCAACATCATGATCTAGCACGACACCAATTTTTGCACCCTTAGAGAGCTCTTTTCCAATAGCTGGAACACTTACGAGATGTCCAAGCCACCAACCAATATTTGATTCTCCGCGGGCGTAGCAAGCCGCCCCGGGATTCGAGGAGGAGGACTTCTTGACCCAGACTCCGTTTTCACGCTTCCAACCGATTGTCAAATTCTCAGGTGCAATGATCGTTCGACCTGGTTCAAATGCGTCATCATGAGCCGGATAAAGTGCAATCCCGCCGGTTGGATGTGTTAGATCTTGATCAAGAATACTCAAACCGCCTTGCCACAAGGGTCCGAGATCTGGAACATTATCAGGAGGAGGTGCTTGTTTATTCTTCTCTTCTTTTAGAAGCCGTTGACTTTCGCCGTCGAATGCTGGTTTCTTATCTTCAGTAAACCAGGCACTTCGCATTACGTCGTGAGCCTTTTGGCCCCATGATCCATCGTTTGAATTTGCTGGAATCAAACCGCGCTTTCGTTTCCATGCAGCCGAAGCATCATTAATCTTGGCACTCCAATGATTATCCCACTTTTCAGGTTCCCATTTGAGAAATCCAAGATGTGCTAAAGCTCGTTTAACCGCAAGGGCTGTGTTTCCCTTTGATTTAAAGTCTTTGGGATTTCCTGCTAATGCATAAGGCTCGATAAAAGGTGCGTCTTTTTCAGAGACAGCCATAGAGATTACTCTCCGTTATCGGGCTCCTGCTCAGGCTCACCCGGCTCGGGTGCGGGCTCAGGTGTAGGCTCAGAAGGCTCCGTGGGCTCGGAAGGCTCTGGAGGAGGGCCTGGCTGAGTAGGAACTTCCGGGACGTCGGTCGTAGTAGGCTCTTCGCCCATTTGTATTCTCCTTTTCTTACTCAGGTTCAAGACATGTCCATATTCGAGTTTGTCCTCCAGGAGTATTAAGTTGTAAAATTCCGGGCGAATAGCCTGAAGGTGCACCTGCACAGATATTACCTTCTCCTGATGGTCCGGCAGGTCCAGGTGGTCCTTGAGGTCCGGCAGGTCCGGCAGGTCCAGGAGGTCCTTGTTCTCCTCCACCCTCCCCGGGAGGTCCTTGTGGTCCCGTTTCTCCTTGTGGCCCGGCAGGTCCGGCAGGTCCTTGTTCTCCTTGTGGCCCTGGAGTGATATCAACCGTAACGGTTCTTATTGGTCCTCCATCTTGAGCGAATACCGTTGCGGCCATAAAGCCTGAAGCTGCAGCGAGTACAAGGCTGACACCAGCCAATAGCCTCGGCATCCATTTCATCCGCTATCCTTTCCGACATCAATCCCTTCACGAAACGCTTGGAAGCGTTCATTGCAAACTTTCTCGCCTCGTTTGCGTTCGTAATGGATCGCGCCTAATGCTGTAAGAATACTACCAGCGCCGGAAAGAAATACGCCAACCGTTCCTAGAATATCTCCGCCAACATCCATCTTGTTCCTTACCAGAGTGTCGTATCACCTGACTTTCTCTCTATTGGACCCCTAGGAAGAAGGGTTTCATCGCCGTAATGAATCGCGTTATGTGTCTGAAGAGATGTTGTTATGAGGAAATTTGGATCGATAATCCAATCTTCTCCATGCTTGATATCGTCCACACTCATCGGATTCATATGATGAATCATCAAACCTGAATGAATCTCATAGCCCGGAACACCCAAATCACAACCGTTATCACGCAATATCACCTGATCTCTTACTCGCTTCCACTCTCGAGACCTGTAAAAACGCTGATTTATCCATCGATCGAATCCAAACGATTGTAATCCTGGCATTCCCCCAATTCGAAGATAGTGATACCGTTCTTCGAATGTGTCCAGACGTCTTAGCTCGGAATAAGTCCTATTCTTCGACATCTGATTCTGGAGCGGGAAGATCGCCCGCATAAGACCTCATTGCCGAGAGAGCTTCCATGTAAAGCTCTTCCACACGCTTCTGCGACTCTAGAGCGTCGATCTTGACTCTTGTAAGTTCATTCTCGTGCTCGAGTCGCTGCTGTTCGAGCTTTTCTCGAGTCGAACCAAGCTTCAAGAAGTGTGTGATGACCTGAGATGATGCTGTTCCATTACGAATCTGCCTCTCAGCGAGATCGTGTGCCAATGAAACCATCTCGTTCTCTCGACCCTCAGGAGTTGTCGCGGGTTTCCGGCGAGTTTTCGAGACTTCTACATTCTTTTTCCTCGCTGGCACGCGACCTCCTTTCACTTTACGAAGAGTTCGAGTCACAATGCCACTAGTTTTAATCCCCAATATAAAGCGACTTTCAGGGAAATTTTCCCCCGGGGAATTTTTTGGA